GTCTCTTTCATTTCTGCAGCCCATTCATCTCTTAATTCTTGTGGATATGCAGACTCTTCTCTGTCATCCCAGAAAGATCCTATTGTGTATCTTACTCCACTTTCAATTAGTGTTACCTCGTGCATATTATTAAATCCACCGTCAAATACAGCAAGCATGCCAACCTGTGGTTTAATTTCTATGTCTTGTCCTGGAAATTTTAACAATCCGCCTTCAAAATTATCATTTAGGTATAAAAATCCTGCATATCTGCTTCTTGTAAATGCACCAGACTTTCCATGCTCATCTGTATTGTCGGAGTGAATTCTTGCGTAAGCGCCTGGCTCCCACTTTTGTGTGTGGTATCCAATCTTAGAAATTATTTTTGGATCAAGGTCGTGAACTGAAGCAATTGCCTCTGGCATTGTTTTTTCAATGTCTGAAAAGACAGTTGGAGATAGCCCAGCGTCGGCAAGTTCTTGATCGTTATCTTGTGGGAGAACAGAAGAATATGACTCGTAGAACGATATAGGCATCCAAGATATTTTTCCGTTATCTGCCTGAGCATCTAAGGCCTTTATCATTTTTTGACAAGTTTCTTCGTCAATAAAGTTTTCGTAAACTACAATATCTTTTGTAATTCTTTTTTTATTTTTTAGGTTCATTTTATTCTCTTTTCTTTGTCAGCATTTGTTTTGTTTGGATGGGCATCTCTAAACTTTTTCATAATGTATGGCTGCATGTTTTTCCAAGCATCTTTTCCAAATTCATTTTCTTTTTCAAACCACTCATCATCACCAATCTCATATTTCATCCAGTACATCCTAGATATATATTTTTTTTCTTTAGTTACAGGCATTACACCGTGAAGATATACCTGTCCATCTTTTGTAAGTATGTCTGGATGGCCAGACGGAAAAATTAAGTAGTCTCCTGCTTCTGGCTTATACATGTAGGCTTCTCCATCTACAATAAAGTCAATTTCTCCACCTTCGTAGTCATCGTTAAAATATGTCAGTGCTGTGATTGCAAACTTGTATCCTGGACTTACAATTGGCTCTCTTACGTAATCTGAATGATATGTCATTGCCAAAGTTTCATTTTGATCTACTTTGTATCTTGCTATTGCTGGTCCATTGGTTGTCCACAGATCAAAAGATTTTCCTTCGTGGTCTATTATCTTTTTATCTTTATCGAAGTCAATATTGTTTCTAGATATATAGTCTTGTGTTGTTAAATGAAAATTTTCAAATACCTCCAGCGCTACAAGTTTTTGATCTTCTTCTTTTTTTGTTTTTGTTTCAATACTTCTCATCTGGTCAATGCTCATCGTGTGCCAATGATCTTTAAATATTGGGTTTAAGTATTCTCCAAATTGAGACCATGGGGTCCACGGGCTAAAAAGTCTATCTTCGCCTTCGTCTTTTAATATTTCCATTGTCTTTTGCAGATCTTTAAAAAGATTTTTATACACAAATATTTTTGGATAAATTTCAATAGGGTCTAGAACTTTTTCTGTCATGGCTTTCTATCTCCTGTATGTTCTGTTATCTCCCAGAAGAATGGGCAGGTATATCTAATACCACTTTTAATCTCTGTTACTCCGTGAACATAATTCATATCCCCTGGAAAAAAATAAGCAGCACCCTTTTTTGGCTTAAACTGAACACCCTGCAATGGGAAGTATAACTCTCCACCCTCATAGTCTTCATTTAAATAAAACAGACTTGAAAGATCATAGTTTGGGAAGTCATTTGGAAGTCCTGCATCTGGTCCCTCGTGTAGTTCCTTGTCTGCGTGAGGGTTCTGAAACTGCCCTGGGAGCCATCTAACGATAGTTGTACCAGTAGGGGTAACCTTTACCTTGTAGAACTCTTCAACTACAGGCTTAAGCCTTTGAAACAGTCCTGCAATTACTGGAGCGATAGTTGGATCATTTTTATCTAGAGTTGGACTTGTTGCTACTCTATCTTTCCAGTATTCGGAGTCATAAACAACTGTTCCATTTTCATTTACATGGCTTTGAGTTACATCCCAAATTGTTAAAGATTTAGCAGCCTTTTCTAAAAACTCTATCTCTTCTTGAGTCATAAAATTCTCTAACTCAACAATCATCTCTTTTCCATTGCCGAACCAGCCTGATGGGGTCATAGATGGCTTTCTAACTACTACAGATGCTTCTTCTCTATTCATAATTTGATTATATCATAGGATTTTTGCCCTACAACTCCTTGTCTATTTCTAGGTGTTTTAAGAATCTTTCTGCATTAAATCTCCAGTTGTCTTTTGCAAAGGAGGTAACAATCTTAATACATAGGCTTTCATAGTCTTCTTTGTTTAATTTGTCTTTAATTGAATGCAGTGCCTCAACAGTGTCAATATAATTTTGTCTAACAAATGAAGGATCTCCTGCATGATTTCTTTTTAAAACCTTTGTATTGATCTTTCCCGATGGTTCATACAGTGAGACTGTAAGATATTCTTTTGCAAACCCAGCATCTTGATACATTTCATATCCCTCTAGTGCTTGTTTTTGATTGTCAAAAGATATTATAGATCTAACTGGAGATTCCCCATCTCTAGATACAGTTATAATATAGTGACCAACATTTCCACTTGCTGAGTTCTTAATGTAGTCATTTACTATATCGTCGTGATTAGGCTTTAGTTGTTCCATTACTTATCCTGAACTGTTTGATCATCTATTCCAAGTTTTAGAGTTTTTACTTCATGAGAACCTAGAGATTCTCCACTCTCATTAACTGCATTCCTGTACCAGTCAGTCCATTGACCACTAGAATTTATTTTTTGGGCTGCTTCTCCATAAGAAATATTTGCTTCTACTCTTTTTCTGTCTTCGTCTTTATAATCAACAATTTTAATTACGGTATTATTTAGTGCTGTAAGAGATATTGGAATTATCGTTGCTACTGGAGTCCCAGCCTTTATAACAATCTTTTTATTTGCAGACCTTGCTTTTAATGCCAACGGAAATGGGTTGTCATAAAAAGATGTGCTAATTAGATATGACATTGTTTCAAAATCATCACTAAAATAATTAACTGGATTAATAGCAAGCATACTAACATCCTCATCTGTTCTAAAGATAAGACCAGTGTCCATACTTATTGAGGATTGCCCTCTTCCAGAATATGCTCTCTCTGGACTAAATATTTGAACGTGATCAGGAGTTTGATCGTTTATGCCATCCCATGTAAACTCAATATCTTCCGTGCAAGACAAACTATATCCTACTACGTTTGCCTGAGTTACTGGAAAACATCTGTATGCATGGTTTTCAGAAGTCTGGTCCATCCAATCTCTTTTAATTGACATTGGAGATATCTCAAAAATACATCCTGGAGTTTTTTCAACTGATATGTTAAACATTAGTCTGCTTCTGCACTATACATTTCTGGAGTGTGAAATTTTTTACTATAGTCAAGCATTGTCACAATAGAATATTTGGTTCCAGATGTTACTGGCATTGCTTGATGAGGATACATAAAGTTTGAAGGAAAGACAAACAAGTCTCCTGCTTCTGGCTTTACTTTTAGATTTTGAAGTCTAAAGAACAACTCTCCACCTTCGTAGTCATCATTTGGATAAGATACTAAAGATACTGTACAGTTATAAGAGAACCCATGATCATGGTGCTCCATAAAGTGCTGTCCTGGGCCGTACTTGATAAAGTTAAATGCTTCCCAATACTTTAAATTATTTATATTATACATCTTGCAATAATCTTCTACTGCTGGAAACTTTACATCATATAGATCTTGCCAAAGTGACTGAAGGTTTAAACTTACCTGACTTTTGTCATACTCTATGTCAGTTTTTTTGAACTTAAAATCATTGCAGTCTCTGTATTCTGGCATAAGTTGTTTGTACCCAACATATGCAGGCTGCCAACTATATCCAGTGTTATCTCCAACTGGCTTAAGATTAGCCTCAATTCTATTTACAACATCAATCTCTTTTTTAATAACCCCCTTGTATCGGATTATTCCATTTCCAAGATCTTCTTTGTCTGTCCATGTTTGCATTTTATGCTCCTTATTTGTATTCTCTTCTTGACCAAACTTTATTTTTATATACCCCGCCGTCAGGCTGTCTATAAAATTTCATATTGTTAACCATTTTATCATAAATTTCAGAATGGTTCAAAATATCTATTTTGCTTTCCCAATTTTCTCTTTTAAATGGAAGAACTTGTAGGTATGGGGTTCCTGCTGGAATAGTACCTTCCCAACCGTCTGCAACAAAAAATGGAAAACTTCCAAGAAGATGAACCTTATCAGAGTCAACAATACCTGTAGTATTTAAAAATGGAAGATCAAACCTGTTCATTGGAGTCATAAACAGTGCGCTATAACCTTCTGGCAATTCTAATCCCCAATCTGAACTCCAAGCAAAGTGATACTTATAGTATCCTTGTGGATGCTCAAACTGTGGCATTGGTGGTCTTTGAGTACAGAAATCTTGATATTTAGAATCTTCTACTTTAACATTAATTATTCCTTGAGCATTTTTAAAAAACGTTAGATCGCAAGGAGTTTTAAATACATACCCTGTCGAAAAAGCATCCATGATTGCTGGACATGCTTTCCATGTAGGAATCTTTCCATAGTCATCTGTTGTTCCTTCTTTTGGGAAAGGACAAGTTTCTTTTGGCGCATTGTAATATTCATTATTGATTGGATTTTTTGCAAACCTATCTGCATCTTTATACCATTGAGGAATAACACTTTGTGTTGGTGCTGGAACAGATTTGCTATCTTTGTTTAGCCACGGTCTAAAAGATCTAAAAGTTGCTAATTTAGATTTTACATCTTCCATTAATGGCTCAGTTCGTTTATGTCTGTCATGATTACAACACAATACTTTGTACCAGACTTCATTGGAAGTGAAGCATGCTCGTAAATATAGTTTGAAGGGAATACGGCAATATCTCCTACTCTTGGCTTATAAACTAAGTTATCTAGTCTTGGAAATTTTAAATCTCCGCCTTCATAGTCATCGTTAATATATATTACTGCAGATACTGTACAGTTGTATGCTGGTCCATGATCTGCATGTATATTAAAATGAGTTCCTTCTCCTTCATATTTAACAAAGTTGAATGCCTCATAGTAGACAACATTGATTCCCCAATACTGTGCATAATCATCTATACACATTTTTAACTTTTGATATATTTCTTCATGAAGATCTATAAGTTCTTCATTTTCACTATTTCGTGGACCTAAATTTTCTTGCTTGTATTTAAAGTCTACACAATCTCTTGCTTTTTTAATTGGAGTTGTAGAGTTTGTTACTTGTGCTTCTGACCATGTGTACTTTCCACCATGTGAGAGGTTTGACTCAAGTGTATCGATGTATCTGTTTGCGTCCTCTAAAGAAAACGTATCGTGATATACATGTAGTCCCAATCCAAGGTTTTCAACACTAACATTCTGATTCATTTGTCTTGTTGGAATTCTGTTTGATGCTGTTTCTGATCTATCTTTTGTAAACCAGTGATTTGAGTTTTCGTCATATACGCTCATGTAAATGCCTTTCTTTGTTATAACTATTATAACACATACCTATAAAAATATGCCCAAAACATTGAGTGGTAACTCTTTTGCTTTAGGCATATTTTATTATTTTAAATAGTTTATTTTATGAAACTAAGGTTAATTCTGAACCGTCCCAATTAAACGTTTTTCCAATTACGTTCTTTGGTCCTGATATATTTTTAACTAAAATTGTTTCTCCAGAAAATGCTGCATTAAACATTTCTGCTTTAACAGTATTTACTGAGACTGTCATTGAAAAAACTACTTTATTATCGCATAAAAACACATATCTATTAATTTTAGAAAGATCCTCATCGTCTAATGCTGATTCTGAATTAATGATACCACCAGAAAAAGAAGTTCCATTCCAAGTTGCTCCTCTTACTGCAGAAGTTTTATGTTCTGATGCGTTCATGCCAATTATTGGAAGACCTGTTTCAAATGCTGCCTCAACAACTGTTGTATCGTGTTGTAAACTAGGGGATATCTGATGAATACCGTCCCAGGTGTTATCACCATTTTTTGTTAGTATAGCGTACATAAAGTATTTCTCCTTTTGTTATAGTATAGCATATTCATTAGAAGTAGCATCCGTTCGGACCGCAGCAACTTGGGCATGCATACCATGGTGCGTAGCAATTACAACTTGGTGGTTGTGGTGATCCTGTAAATGTTGGGAAGAATGGGAAGAACGGTGGGAAGAATGGGAAGAACGGTGGGAAGAATGGGAAGAATGGGAAGAACGGTGGGAAGAATGGGAAGAACGGTGGGAAGAATGGGAAGAATGGGAAGAACGGTGGG